ATGCGGATGGCGTTTGAAAACCTGCTCTACCCGCACCGAAATGCGGAACTGATGTTCTAAAGGGGGTGAGAAAGTATGCGTGGTTATAAGAACTTCGAAAGCGACCCGCATCCAGGCGACCTCCGGAACTTGGTAGAGATCGGCTATACAGAGAACGCGATCAACGAAAATGGATACCCCAACCCGACAGACGTTGTTGTTTGCCGGGTCTGGGCATCCACGATTGATGCGGGCAATCAGCACTATCGCGCGGCGGATGTCATGAACGCCGAAGCGGTGATTAACTTCACCATCCGTTACCGGACGGACATCAAGCCCGGCATGTGGGTGCGCTTCCGGGGTGAGAAGTGGTACATCTCCACCCTGGGCGAGTATGCCTTCAAGCGCAAGTACCTGGGCCTGAAAGCCTCCACATCCAAGGGGGTGAGCGGATGAAGCGGGTCCAGCAAGCCCTTTCCAGCCTGAGCATTCCAGTGTTTGCCGGGATCTGGCGGGCGACATCCAGCAATCCCAACGCCCCAGAGCAGTACCTCGTGTACTCAACCACCACCAAGGAGGAAACACACTTTGACGATCAGGTGATCGCAACCCGCACCTTTGTATATCTGAACCTCTGGAGCGTGGGAGACCCTACAGCGACAGCAGCCGAGGTCCGCAACGCCATGTACATGTCGGGCTTTGGGATGGTGGAAGAAACCGATAGGGGCTACAACGAGCCGGCCTATGACGTGGGCACGCGGATGTATACGGTGCACTGGACCTGGAGCCTGTACGAGGAAGTTCCCCGTGGCGATTGAACTGCGAGGCTTTGATGACCTCCAGGACGACCTGACCAACATGGCGGCAGCCCTGGAACAGGGCCCGGGCGTGACCCGTGCATTGCAGGCAGGGGCCGCCCCCATCGAGGAACAGATGCTGCATAACGCATCTACTGACCCCAAGATCATCTCGGGCGACCTGCATGATTCGATTCGAACCGGGAGTGTGAAGAAGAAGCGGAACGGCGGGAAGCGCATTACCATTGGCGTGCATCACAGCGAACGCGGTGCCTACTACGCAAATCCTGTGGAGCATGGGCACGGTGGACCGGCACCAGCGCCCGCGCATCCCTTTGTCCGGCCTGCCTTTGACGTGAAAGCGCCGGAGGCTTTCGAGGAGATGAAGCGCGTCCTGCGGGACGAAATAAGCAACACATAAGGAGAAACGAATATGCCAGCAACTGCATCACCCGTCGTGTCCAGCACGGTGGGTCTTAAAAATATGGTCATCGCGCCATTGACGGTAGACGATGAAACCACGATTACCTATGGCGCCCTGCAACTGGTCGCCGGCGCGATTGAAGCGACCATCACCCCCGAGAACACGGACCCCGAGGTCCAGTATGCGGACGACATTGAGTTTGACGTCCTCTACCCGGATCCAGAGCTTTCCTTCAAGACGAAGATGGCGGACATCCCGCTTTCCATCCAGGAAGCCATCTTTGGCAATAACATCGATGACAATGGCGTGCTGGTGCGCGCCGCTGTCGACAAGCCACCGTACTACGCAGTCGGCTTCAAGTCCGAGAAGTCCAACGCGAAATATCGCTTTGTGTGGCTGTACAAGGTCCGCGCAAAGCCGGTGACGGAAACCTATGCGACCAAGGAGGGCGGCACCATCACGCGTCAGACAGGCGAGGTCGAGTGGACTGCCATCAAGCGCACACACGACGGGCTGTACCAGGCGATTGCGGACGAAGGCGAGAACGGCTTCACGACCGCCATGGGCGCGACCTTCCTGGAGACCGTGTATGACCCGACCTTCACGGTGACGCCGTAAAGAGCAGAATGAGGCTGCCGCTCAGGACAATGCTGGGCGGCAGTCTCTTGATGAAAGAGAGGTGATCCCATGGTGACTTGTACCCTGGGAGAGAAGAAGTACAGCGTGGACTTCGTGTCCGGCCGCGCGTTGCGCGAGATGGAGCCCGCATCCAAGATGTATGGAAAACTGGTCGCCCTGTCCAAGGCCGCTGTGGAGGGGCAGGACGTTTCGGATGAGAAACTGACAATCCCCGAGGCCCTCGACACGATGGTCAAGTGGTTCTGCATTCTCTTCGGAAACCAGTTTTCTGTTGACGATGTCTATGACCACTATCCTGCCGATCGCCTGATGCACGACATTGCCCTGGCGATTATGGCCGTGCAGACACAGACGACGGAGGTGCTGGACTCTTTTCCTACGAAGCCGGTGGCTCAGGAAGCTCAGGAGATCCTGGAGAATCAGGAAACCTGACGTTACCGGAATATGTCTACGCCACCTATAACACGCTGCTCAAATCCGGCTGGCGGATGAAAGAGATCGATGAGATGGACATGCTGGGCTTTCTTCAAGTGCGTGCCTGGGATGCTCAGCGTGAGCATTGCAGCCAGGAGCCGAAAGCGGCCTTCATTGATCAAGTGTGGCCATCTATGCATGTATAGACGCAAAGTCAATTCCCGACAACAGATTCCAGAGTGTTGATCATAAACAGCATTCTGTTGCCCCAACCTTCGGCGGCTTCATTCGGAAAGCGCAGGGTAGACAGACAGTAGCCACCTGAGATGTAACTCAGATATACCAGTGCAGCCTCCCTTTCCTGACGTGCGATAAAACCTCTCACCGGTCTCTCAGGAGTATTGAATAGTGGCAGTATTCCTGTGGTATCCACTTTTTCGCAATCCCAGCCTTGTGCAGCATACTCAGCGACGAAAACTTCAAGCATAGGTTCTACCACGTTAGCTGGATCATTCAAACTCTTGACCGTGAAGGACACTTCACTTTCGAGTTGGTTGTTGAGTAGTAAAAAGCGCACGCCATTTTCTATTGCTTCAGGAAAGAAATGGTCCGCGTCGTACCATATTGCCAAACGTCCATCGATCGTATGTCGCGTCATTAGGACAGTCTCCGACATCCCCTCTACTTCAACGGTCATCTCTTTTTGCTTAGGCTGCTCTGCGAAGCTGACTGTCGCCGTAATGCAGATAAGAACGGCCAGTATCAAAGGCAAGGCCTTCTTCAAAAAAAGTCTCATGTGGTCCTCCTTGTGTACGTATTCGCCTACTTAACGAGATTGGATTGTGTTTTCCTGCATGCAATCCTAACAGGATAAACAAGCAGATAGAATTATCAGGCAAAAATGATTGTGGGCTTCGCCTCTGGTTGTATCTCAATTATCGTCATCGCTTCATTTTCTATATATTGGAGGTGTTCTCATGAGCGAAGTCCTGCGCGAGTTGGTGGTGGCGCTGTCACTGGACAGCGATAACTTCAGCCGCAACCTGCGTACCATCAACCAGCAGATAAAGGAAGCCGAGAGCACCTTCAAGCTAGCGGGTGCAGGGGTTGCGAACTTTGAGAAGTCCATTCAGGGAACAGAAGCACGGCTCGCCCTGCTGAGCAGCAAGCAAAAGGAGCAGACGCGTGCCGTTGACCAGTATTCCCGCGCGCTGGTACTGACCAACCAGAAACTGACAGACTCCTTCTCCCGCCAGGAGAAAATGAAGCAGTCGCTGGAACAGGCGCGCGTGGAGTATGAGCGCCTCAAAGGGGAAGTGAGCGCAGCAGGCCAGCAGTACAACCGCCTGCGCGCCTCCCTGGGGGACGCGGACTCCGCGACGATTGCCGCCAAGCAGAACCTGGAAAGCTTCAAGGCAGAGAGCCTTGCCACAAGGGATAAAGTCAAGCTCTTGGAAGGCCAGATCAAGTCCAACAGCAAGACCCTTCAAAACAACGCGGACGCCGTATCCAAGGCTGCGACCAATCTCAATAACGCTAAGGCAGAGCTCAAGGCTACCGAGGCTGAGCTCAAGAAGCTGACCCAGGAACTGTACCGGCAGCAGTCCGCCTGGACCAAGGCTGGGGATCACTTGATCGCCTTCGCCAAGAAGAGCGAGAAGATCTCGAAGTCGCTCGTGTCAGCTGGCCGGGGATTCTCCCGCGCGCTCACGACGCCCATTCTGGCGCTTGGGGCTACGGCCATCAAGTCATCCATCGATTTTGAGAGCGCCTTCACCTCTGTCCGCAAAACGGTTGACGCAACGGAAGAGGAATTCACCGCCATATCGGGCGCCATCAAACAGATGTCCACCCGGGTGGCTGCGTCCGGCACGGATATTGCTGAGGTTGTTGCAGTCGCAGGTCAGATGGGTATTTCCAACGAGCACCTGATGACCTTTGCCAAGACAATGATCGACCTGGGCAACAGCACGGACATCGTGGCCAATGACGCCGCCCTGACCCTGGCCAAGTTCGCCAACATCGCGGACATGAACCAGGCGGAGTTTCAGAATCTGGGCTCCACGCTGGTTGACCTGGGCAACAACTATGCCGCCACCGAGTCCCAGATCCTGGAGATGTCCATGCGCCTGGCCGGTGCCGGGCACCAGGTGGGCCTGAGTGAAGCGCAGATCTTGGGCTTTGCCACGGCCCTCTCCGCGGTCGGCATCGAGGCCCAGATGGGCGGCTCAGCCTTCTCCAAGGCGCTGGTCAAGATGGAGGTCGCTTCAGAGACTGGCGGTCAAGCCCTGAAGGACTTTGCACAAGTGTCCGGGATGACTGCTCAGCAGTTCAAAACGCTCTGGGACAGCAACCCGGCCGAAGCCTTCCAGGCTTTCATTGGCGGACTGGCCAAGATGGATGAGGAAGGCGCTAGCGCGATCGCCACCCTCGCTGATATCGGGATCGCTGAAGTGCGCTTGCGGGATACCCTGATGCGCGCGACCAATGCGACTCAGTTGTTCCGGGACACACAGGTGACTGCGAACAAGGCCTGGAGAGAAAACAGCGCCTTGACGGTGGAGGCCAACAAGCGGTACGCCACCACGCAGAGCAAGCTCACCAACCTCAAAAACACTGCGGTACTTTTCGCCCAGAAGCTGGGTGACGACATGAACCCGGCTATACAGGAAATCATCGCGCGCGCCAATGAGATGCTGGCAGCCTTCCTTGGCATGGACGAGAGCCAGCGGATGAACATCATCAAGTTCGCAGGCTTTGCCGCTGCCATTGGACCGGCGCTCCTCATACTGGGCAAGACAGTAGGCACAGTGGGCAAACTTTCTGCTGGGCTTGGTAAGTTCGCTACCGGCATGGGCAAGTTTTCCGCTAGTGTAAAGATGGCAGGCGGCGGGCTTGGCGGCTTCGTGAAAACCATCGGCAGCTCAAAGCTTGCCATGGCCGCTTTGTCAGCTGCGATTATCTACGGCGCGGTGAAGCTGGCCGAGTATGCCACCGGAGCCAAGAAAGCCCGTGAAGCTCTCCAGGGCATGCAGGCTACGGCAGACAGCTGGAAGACCAATGCAGCCGATACCTTTTATGGGCGTGGCGGGCTTTCCTTCTTTGGTATGACTGTGGAGGACTTCACCCGCGACAAGCAGAACGCCACCGAGTGGATGAACGGCCTGCTGGATGTCTGGGCAGGCAGCCGGTACAAGAAGCAAGCGGTCGTCAAGGAGTGGACTGAGTCCTTCCTGAACCTGACCGAGCAAACCCGCAGCGCGCTGAAGGAAAAGCAGGTCGACGCAAAGGATGCCGGGTACAGCTCGCTGTCCGAACAGATGGAGCTGGATATCAAGACCCTCGACAGCCTGGACAAAGAGATCAGCCGGCTGCTCAAGCGCAGGCAGTCCGGGAAATTCAGCGAAAAAGACAAGCTGCGCCTTCAGGAATTGGTGGACACCCGGGAAGCCATTGAGATCAAGTACAAGCTGACTGCAGCGGACGCGGAGGGCTTTGAGACCATTCAGCAGAAGATCGATGCGGAGATCGCCCGCGCGCAGGCCCGTGGCAAGACGGATGCGGATGTCACGGTGTATGAGGCCGCGGTCGTCGCGTCCGCTGAGGGCATGGCAGCTGTCAACGCACAGCTGGATGCACAGTATGACAAGGAGTACCAACTCATCCAGCTGATGCAGGATGGCGCAGAGCGGGAAGCCGCGCTGGCCGCACTGAATACCCGGTACATTGAGAACCGCAAGCTGGCTGCTCAGGAGTATGCAGAACTATTGGCAGGGCTGATCCTGCCAGTCTGGAATCAGCCGGAGATCCAGGAGGCCGGCAGCGGCATCGATGCGCTGACCGAGAAACTGAGGCAGTACAACCTGGCGCAGTCCAACAATGACCAACAGCGCATGGCGACAGCGCTCGAAGAAATGAACAAACTAACCGAAGGGATGGATGAAGGCGCCCTGACCGAATACCTGGGTGTGCTGACCCAGATCCAAGCCCTGCTGGACAACGGGATGACCCAGGAACAGGTCAGTGCGCTGTTCCCAGAGATCGACTTCACCACGCAGATGGACCAAATGGCCGCACTCACGCAGTTTGTGACCGAGCATCAAGGCACCCTGACGGGCCTCAGCGCCATGTTCTCGGGCTCTCTGCCGGAGGAAGTGCTCAAGATCGCCACGGACCTGGACATGACTGGCGCGCAGACTAGATGGAACGAGTTTGCGAGCAATCCCGGCGCTATCACCACCCAGGCGGTCATTGACCAGTACAGCGAATCAGAAACCGTGGTGAGGCTGCAGCCCAAGGTGACCGCCTTCATCGACAAGTACACGGAAGTGCCGGAAGGCGCCAGCAAGGCTAGTTTAACCCCGCAAGGACTGGTGGCCTATGTATCCAGTTATGCAGAAACCGTTCTGGGGGCGGATGTCACCGGGCTCACACCTACGAACATCACCGCCATGGTCGCGGCCTACAAAGAGCTAGCCGCCGGCGCGGATGTTTCCACGCTCACCCCGGATGAGATCACTGCCTATATCGCCAAGTACCTGGAGAAAGAAAAAATTGATACAACAGGCCTGACGCCCGGCGGGCTCACCGCCTTTGTGCTGGCCTACGAGGAGGCGACCGGCGGAGCGTCTACGGCAGCACTTACTCCTGACGGGATCGCCGCAACAGTGACCAGTTACCTACAGGCCGAAGGCATCGACGTCACGAACCTGTCCTCTCCGCAGATCGACGCCATTGTAAACGCCTATTCGGAGGCGACCAATGTAGACAAGTCCGCACTCAAAGCTGAAGTGGTCGCCCTGATCTCCGCCTATCAGGACAAGGAAGGCGTCAGCAAACCGTCTTATATTGAAGGCCAGGTGGGCATCGTCGGCTACGACCTGACTGCCTACAATACCTTTGTGGCCGCGAACCCGGTCACACTCAAGGGCGTAGTGAGACTCTCAGAAAAGTATGGAAATCCCTCGGACGTACTCAACGATCCAAACGCGACATTCTGGGAAAACGGCAAAGAGATCCCCGTCAACCTTGTCCCAGCCAGCAAGATCACAGCGGACACGCTGATGGCCTATGAAGAGGACGGCACAATGCATGTCCTGATCACCCCGAAAGTGACCGGCACACCGGAAGCGGTTGCTGCGGCCGCAGCGGAAGTGACAGCCCCCGGGGATTTCACCAGCGGTAAATGGGGATACAGCACCATGAGCTTTGTGAAGATGCTCAACGTGCAACTGCAAAACTACATGAAAATGAAGGGCGGGATCTTGGACTTTGACTGGTTCGGGCTGGGCGCAAAAGGTGCGGTGAACCA